ATTTCTGGGGATTGTTCCCAGATACCAGTTAAGATTGAAAGGAAGAAGTGTGAAAAAAGAAGTGATTGGAAGGATGTGCTTGTCTCTAACATAAAAGAAATAAAATCTGTAGGGGATAAGGACTACATAGGATTTATGGTAGATGGAAATAATAGGTTTTTGTTGGGGGATTTTACTGTAACCCACAATTCACTTTTAGCCTGCTTAATTCAACTTTGGAAATTCTTCTGTTTTCCGCGTCAACAAATCATGTTGGGTGCAAACTCAAAAGATCAGGTCAAATTTGTTCACTACGACATCATGAAAGATATTATTCTTAATTCACCAAAACTTTTAAAGATCATTGGTGTTAAGAATTTGCAAGAAAAAGAGATGAGATTGGTTGATAGCAAGAAAAGAGTAATTTCTATTGTTAGATCAATTTCTTCGTTTTCTGGTATTGTTTCAAACATTACGGGGTACACGTTTTCAGAAATATTTGATATGAAGAATCCAAAGTTCTTCGTACAGCTTGACGGCTCTATTCGTAACATTCCTAATGCTATGGGAGTTATCGACTCAACTGTTTCTGAGAAAACACATATTCTTTACCAATTATACCAAAGTGCGATAGAAAATCCAAACGGATCGGTTTATTTTTCTTATCGCTGCTCTCCAAAGGGTATTCATGAAGATTTCATGAACCCNNAATGACACAGAAACAGCTTGAAGATTACAAAACAAAGTTTCCTCCACAAGAATTTGCACGTTATTTTAAGAATGTGTGGGATACTGGTGTAAAAAAGATTTTTACTGCTGCACAGTTAGAAGCAATGCACTATTTTGGTATTATTGGGGCTGATCCAAAAGATTATATTGCCCCAGTAAACATGATTTTAGGACTAGAAAAGAAAGATGAGCTTTTATTAGAAATTCAAACAAAAAGACAGAACAATATTCCTGTTCCTGATGGAGAAGAAGAAAGGATAAAAGAAGCAATTTATTCTCATTTGGTTCCAATGAAGAATTTCTATCAGTTGGATTTAACTACTTATATGTGCGAAATGGCTTCTAGAAGCGATTTACAGGTTTTAAGTGATGTTTTTGATACCGATTGGATTATTGGGGTAGGAATTGACCGAGCAGACCCGTTAAAAAGTAAGCCTGATGCCTTTGAAAAACCAACTGAAGATGTTGGAGAGAAGATAAGAAAGAAGAAGACTACTGGTGCCAGGACAATGATGGTTTATGTGGCCAAGGGGTTGGCTGGAAGCAGATCGGATTACACACTTTTTACAGATAAAGAGAGAATTAACAAGTATATTTACGTTATTTTAGGTGTAAAACATTGTGCAACATCAACAATTGAAGAAATTAAGAGTGAAATCCTTCTTGCTGATGAGGAATATGATGGTGTTGATGTTGTTTGCTCTGAAAGATGGGGTATGTTCGATATTATTACTTGGTGTGAAGAAAGAAATATTGAAATTGAATTGATTTCCCCCACTGTGGATAAACAAAGAGAAGGTTTTAGTGAGTATTATTTGGCAATTTCCAATGGAAGAATGAAAATAGCCCCTGTTGGGTATTATGGAAGTAAACAAAAAGATATATTTATGGAAGAAATGGGGGCCATAGAAAGTGATCCTGATAAAGTTTGGTATGGATCGCCAGAAAAGAATAAATCAGGTGGTATTCAGGACGATACTGTATTTGCATCTGTTTGGGGAGTGTATGGTTTGCGTTTTAAAGGAATAGAGGATATGCGTCCAAGAATGGGAAGAGGTCAATTCTTAGGGGAGTTTTTTCCAAATAAAGATTTACATGGAAAGTATTAAATGGAGGAGATATGACAGTACAGGCAGAAGATAAATTAGTTCTTTATATGGATGAAGAGATCAGGAAGAGGTTGGAGGCTATTCCTGATGAAAAGCTTTTAGAAATGAGTTTTAGTGCTGCTTTTCAGCAGAATCCTTCTGATTCTATTCATTACGCGGTTGATTCTGATGGATTTCCTTTAATTTCTGGATCAATTGATGATCTTTTAGAAAACATTTCTGATTTACAAAAAGAATGTTGGGTTAAGTTCAACACTAATCCACAAATTAATACAGCAATTACTGATAATGGGGGATCAGTTTGTGG